GGCCTTCCACTTCTCGACTTCGGCGGAGAGGTCGACCGTTACGGTTTCGGTCTCCGTGGTCTCGGTTGTGGGCGCGTCGGTGGTGGCCGTTTCGGCCGTGGTCTCTGGCATCGCTGGTTCTCCCGTTTCGGGTTGGTGGGTGCCCCGTTGCGGGGCGATCTGGAACGTCAGTTCCGAGAACTTGGGGCCGGTGCTGGAGCGCCGGATGGCGTCACGTAGCCGGTGGTGCCGATCGGCTTGAGGGATTGAACTCGAGCGGCCTGCTCGGCGGCCTGGGCTTTGAACGAGGCCGCCTTGCGGTCCCAGTAGCGGGCTCGCTCCTGGAGGCGCATCCGCCTCTTGGGGTCGGATTCTCCGGCAAGATCGTCGAGCGCCTGGTTCCTTCTGGCGGCAGCGTTGTCGGCTGCCTTCAGGCTCCGCCTCGGAGCCTCGCCCTGGTGGAGACGCTCGCCGACGTTCGCCTCATCGAGTTTGTTCAGGAGCTTCCCGTTGATGAACTTGCCGGGATCCCTGTCGCCGACGATCGCCACGACTGAGCAGTCGCATGATCGGTGGCCGAAGTCAGCGGACTCCGCCGTGCGGTATCGCTGGGTTGAGACTTGGGCGCACCATTCACACGACACGCCGGTGAGGACTCGGCGCCACCCGACGACGTTTGTTCCGCCATTCGCTGCGGTGGTGTCTGCGGTGCGTCGGGCGGTGGACTGGACGTAATCGAAGACGTCGTTCGCCATATCTGCGAACGACTGCTCGATCGAGTCCTCCCACGACACCCCCTCCTTGAGGTTGTTCCAGTGCGACAAGAACGGAGTAGCCGGATCCGGGGGGAGGCTCGCCACTTCGTCGAGCGGGAAGGCCGGCGGGCGATTCCCGGCAAGCCTCGAGTAGTACCCGTTCGACACGCGGACTGTGGCCTTCTTCGCTGCCGTGAGGGGGGCGTCGACAAGCTCGAAGAACCGTTCGATATCGGAGCGATCCCACGACCCGAGGTCGTCCCAGATGCGCTTAACCTTGACGTTGGTGCGGTCGGCGATCTTCTTCAGCTCGGACTGATACTTACGGGTGAGGCGTTCTACCTCCGCGTCAGACAGCACCTGCGGCCGCCAACGTGGGCTCCGGTGCCGTCAGCGCATCCGCCTCGAGTTCGGCCTCGTTGCGGGCGATCTCCTGCGGCGTCAGCTGCCAGATCTTCTCCTGGATCGTCCGCTTCGACAGGCCGACCGCCTGCGACGCTGCGGAGCCGCGCTCGGAGAGCGTGTACCGCTCCGGTGAAGCCCAGATGATCTCCAGATCACGCCGATTCGCCCGCTCGAGGTCGCCCATGCGGAGGAACGAGAGTGCCATGGTGTCTTCCCACGACTCTCCGGCGTACCCGCACCGATCAACGACCTTGAACGTCAGCCCTTCACGGGTGAGTTGAGCGCCTTCGGCTGAGCCTTGGGCGGCGTCGGGGATCATGTACGACAGTGGGGTCCGGGTGACCGCTGCGAACGTGGTGGCGTCGTCCTTCACCGTCGACTGGATCGGCGTCAGGTCGAGCGACCCGGACTCCCACATCTCTGCCGTCGCCGGGAGCGTCCAGATCGCGCCGGGTCCCTGCCGAAACAGCTCGTCGTAGTCGACCTCGGTCCCGTCGGGGTTGGTGGTCGGGACACCCTTGACTGCGCGTTGTCGGAACGCCTGCATCGTGACGATCTCGAGCCGGTTCAGGAGCGTGTAGTTGATCCGGTCGAGGATCCGCAGGTGCGGTTCGATCTCGCCCTTGGGGAGGCCGCGAACCTGCGGGCGGTACGCGAACGGCACAACGGGCACGACGGGGATTCCGATGGACTCCGGAGCCGAGGCCCACTCCCAACCGGACAGGTCCGACGACTCGCCCTCCTGGTGCTTCCGGTGGGCTTTGATCACGTACCCCGGGAGGTACAGATAGGCCACGTCAGTGCCGTACACGTCGTCGTGGAACACCTTGGCCGCGGCGAGCACCTTGCGCCGGCGCGCCGGTGCGCACTCGGCGATCACCTCGCGAGGGTCTTCGGCGGTGATGAGCGGGGCCCCGATATCAGGGTCGAGAGCCCCGACGATCGTGTACGCCTGCGACAGAGAGAGGGCGGTTGAGTCGACGAGCTTGTGGTCGGCGTCGAGGCTGTTCGCCTGCCACACGTTCCACGCTTCCGAGTCGCCGAGATCATCATTCTGGGCGCCGGTGCGGAACCCGATCGGGCGCATCCGCTCCCGTGTCGCCTCGATCGCGAGCTCGGCGTAGTTCGTGCCCGACATCGCCATGAGCCGGCGGGCAGCGTCACGGACCGCAGCGTCGGCGTAGGCGGGGATCCCGTTGGTGCCGTCGTAGTACGACTGCAGCAGGTCGTAGCGGGGCCGGCGCTCGATGAGCTGGCCCATGAGGCGCTTCAGCCACCATCCGGGGGACAGGGGCTCGTCGGTGTAGATCACACGGGCCTCCCGTTCATCGGATCCGTCGGGGAACCCAGGTGTCAGCCGCTCGCGTCACGACGCCCTTGGCCACGGCGTCGAGCCGGCACTGCCAAGCGAGAACAGCGGCCACCGCTGCGTCGATCTTGCGGGGTGAGTAGTCGTTCTCTTTGCCGAGGTTGAGCTTCCCGCCCTTGACCCGGCGCCGGGCTTGGAGAACGTGGCGGGTGAGGGCGTACTCGCCTGAGTGGGACAGATCGGCGTTGCGAACAGCGCCCTCGAACGACTCGATCGCCACTTGGACCTTGCCGGACCTGCCGCCGGTCATCCACCACTCGAACGGATGGTCGGCGGTCGACTTCACCGTGACCCGACCGCCGTAGGTCGCTTCCCACTGGTTGACGTGGGAACGCCAGTCCTTCGCCGGGTCCATGTACGCCCCGACGACGGTGTACTTCGTGAACGCGTGCTGGATCGCCGCTTCGATCGCCGCCATCGGCGGTTGCCACTCGTCCTGGCCGGGCCCGTCTGGTGCTTCCCAGACGCCGAGCTCGAACAGGTGACCATCGGATACCCGGCAGGCGATCAGGGCCGTGGCGTCGGGCTTCCCCTTCGCTCGACCGCGGGAACCGTCGAACCCGAGCGTGATCTGCTCGAGGTCGGCGACGACCTTCGTCGCGTCAGCAACGTGCGCCCACTCCGGTTGGGTGAGCCACGAGTCCGACGCGTGGGTGATCTGGTTGAGGTAGAACCCTCGAGCGTCCTGCGGATCGGTGTCGGGATCCCAGTAGTCGGCGACGATGCGGTCGATCGACACCCAGCCGCCGTTCACGTCGGCTGATTCCCCGTAAGCGACGGCAAGGCCGTGACGTAGGGATGCCTCGTCGGTGGGGTCGGTCTCGGGTGGCGCTTCTCGGTGGTCGAACAGCACACCCGTCGAGATCTTCGTTTTGCCCTCAGCCTGGAGGCGCTCGGCGTCGAACGAGTGCTCAGCGACAGAGTCCTCACCCGGGCGAAAAGCGTTCGGCGTTTCCACCGAGCTCCCGTTGACCTTGGCGAGGTTCCGGCGCAGCGTCGCCGCCAACTTCACCCCGCCGTTCGACGGCTTCCATGACTCCGTCTGATCCATCGCGTTGAACACGGGGCGGAACCCCTCACGCGATGTTCCCGACGCCGTGACCGGTTCGATCACGCCTCGAGGGACGTTCACGAACCCCTGCAGCGGTTCAATCTGGTAGGCGTCGTACACCGGGCCGGTCGACGCCATGTCAAGCAGTGGCTCCCAGGTGTTCGTCGTCTGATCCTCCGACACCGCAACGACCTGAACCTTCGGCTTGAACCCGAGATCCGCCCACGGTTTCCCGACCGGCTGACCATCAGCGTCCCAACCGTCGAGCACCACGTCACCGAGCGCTTCGACCAGGCACAACGCCGCTACCAGCGGCGACTTCCCCCAACCCTTCGGACGGGAGAGGACCGCTCGACGGATGAGCCGGCCGTTCATCATCGAACGGCCACGGATCGCCTGACCCGAGAACCTTCGATCGACCTCGTAGAACTTCAGGACGAACTGGGCCTGCTCGTTCGTGAACACCAACGGCTCACCGGCGGACGGACCGTC